GGCATCTGATAGGGGATCGCGAACATGGCAATCACAGTCAGCCAAATCCCCGCGATGCTTCTGCCGGGCGTGCGGAAGATCAAGGGCCTCTACGACGACATGCCGCAGCAGTGGTCCCTGGTCTACGCCAAGGGCCAGTCGCACATGGAGGCGGAGAAGACCGTCCATGTGCGCTACCTGCCGCTGCCGCAATTGAAGACGACGGGCGCGCCGACGGTGTTCGACAATAACGCCGGCCAGCGGTTTACCTACAATCACCTGCACGTCGCATTCGGCCTGGGCTACTCGTTCACCCGCGAGGCGCTGAAGGACAACCTCTACAAGTCCAGCTTCAACCCGGCGAATCTGGGCCTGGCCCGATCCTTCCGCCAGATGAAGGAAATCCTGGGCGCCTCGATCCTGAACACGGGCAACGTGCTCAACCCGACCATCGGCGGCGACAACCTGCCGCTGTTCTCGACCTCGCATCCGGTCGACGGCACGGTGGTCGCGAACACGCCCGCGGTGCAGGTCGGCCTCAATGAGCAGTCGCTGATCATGGCGACGAACATGATCCGCCGCTTCCGCGACAACGCCGGCCTGCTGTTCGGATCGCAGGGCAAGAAGCTGGTGGTTCCGGTCGAATTGCGGCACGTCGCCAAGCGCTTGATGGAGACCGAACTGCGGCCCGGCACGACGAACAACGACGTGTGGTCGGTCAAGGAAAACAACGACCTGCGCGACGGTTACGTGGTCATGGACTTCCTGACCTCGCCGTATGCGTGGTTCGTCCTGTCGGATGCCGGGGGCCTGATCTATCTGGAGCGCGAGGCGTTCGAAACCTCGATGCAGACGGACTTCACGACCGACAACTTGATGGTCAAAGCCTACGAGCGCTACTACATGGGCTATGACGACTGGCGCCTGGGCGTCGGCTTCTACCCCACCAACTGAGGCGATCGGCGCAGCAAGGAGGGGTTGAATGCCCACCACATCACTCGACGGTCCGCAGATCGTCTATGGTCCGCTGGCGGCGATCCCGTCCACTTACGGTGCCGGCGGGTCGCAGGACCCGAACAGCGACGCGGGTCCGAACGGCGTCTACCAGGGCGTCGCCATGCTGGACCCGCGCTTCGTGTTTCCCAAGGACAACGTGACCGGCGTTCGCGCGTCGGTCATGGCGCATCTGCCGGCCAGTTACATGAAGTCGGTCGAGCAGATCCCGGCGGCACTGGCGACGAACAACATCGCGGCAGCGCAGAACGTCACGGCCAACACCGCGATGACGCTGGCATCGGCGTCAACCGGCGTCACGCTCAACATCCCGCTGCATCCGGTGTCGCCGATCACGGTCCTCAATTCCTCGGCGGTGGTCACGCCGGCGATTTGCCTGGATTTTGGGTTCTGCTTCGGCAACGTCACGTCCGGTTCCACGACGATCACGGTGTCCGACTCCACAATGTTCTTTCCGGGCATGCCGCTGGTCATCGGCGGCGTCGGCAATACCGGCGGCACCGTCCCTCTGCTGACGCTGGTCACGGCGCTGGCATCGGCAACGACGATCACGGTGCTCGACACGCCGGCCGCGACCAACGCCACCGCGCCGATCGGCATGGGCGATCTGTGGGGGCCGACGGTCCAGACGCCGACGTATCCCAGCCCGGCCGCGCACACGCCGTTCATCTCGCGCGGCCCGCTGCGCGTCCTCGATCCGCGCCAGGCGATCTCGCGCGGCGTGCAGATCGTCGGGACGGGCGCCGGGTGCTCGGGCGGCAACTTCTCGGTTGCCAGTTATGACATCTACGGCCAGGCGCAAACCGAGACGATCACGGTTGCGGCCGGCGCTTCAACTGGATGGGGCAAAAAGGCGGTCAAGTGGATCGTGTCGGTGACGCCGTTGTTTTCGGACGCGCAGAACTACACGGTCGGGACGTCCGACGTGTTCGGCATCCACTATCGCTCGCGCGTGTGGGAAAATACCCGCGTCTTCTGGAACGGCGCCGCGCAGACATCCTCGACGGGGTGGCTGACGGCCGACGTGACATCGCCGGCAACGGCGACAACGGGCGACGTGCGCGGCACCATCCAGACGAGTGCCAGCGGCGGCGGCTCCGGCATCGGCGTCAATGCCAGCAACGGGACGATCTCAAGCCTGATGATGAGCGGTCGACGCCTTGACATCGGGCAGTTCGTCCCGCCGCAGGACATCCTGATGCCCACGCCTTGGGACTATACCTTCCTGTTCGGCGTAACGCCCGCCTGATGGCGCAGATCGGAGAGCACCACATGATCCGTAACCTTCTTCTGGCGGGTGTCGCGCTTGTCGGCCTGTCCCTGGCGTCGACGGCGCAGGCGCAGGTCGTCAACGCGCAGACCGGCACCACCTATACGTTCACCAATCGCGACTGTGACATGAACGGCCGCGTGATCGTCACCTTCAGCAACACTTCGGCCATCGCGGCGACGCTGCCGCAGGCGGGTGCGAGCGGCCTGTTTCACTCGGGCTGCAAGATCACGGTCAACAACGTGGGCCAAGGCCTGCTGACCATCACCCCGACGACCTCGACCATCAACGGGCAAAGCACGCTGGTCGTTTCGCCGGGCGCCTCGGTGGTCATCACGAATGACGCCACGTCGGCCGCGACCGGCAACTACCTGTATTTCACGGCAGGCGCCTCGCCGGTTTGCGCGACCTACTACTACACGGGCACCATCGCCGCGACGAACCAAAGCTTCTTCATCGCGCCCCGGCCGATGGTCGTGGTCTCAATGCAAGAGGTGCACTCCACCGCGGCGGGCGGCACGTCCACCATGGACATCAAGAAGGACACCGGCACGTCGGCGCCCGGCACCGGCACCACGCTGGGCCAAACCACGTTCAACCTGAACGGCACCGCGAACACGGTCCAGACGGTTGCCCCGAGCGCGACCCTGGCAACCCGCACGCTGGCGGCCGGCGATCGTCTGTCGGTCGTCTACAACCACACCATCCAGTCGTCGGCTGGTGTCACCGTTGAAGCCTGCATGATGCCGATGTAACTTGAGCGCGGTCGATGTCGAATATCTCAAGCGTCTCACTGCAACTCGCCGCCGCCGTCTCGAATGGTATCGCCCAATCGCAGGCGGTGGCGGCTGCCGGCAACCTAACCCTCAACGGGTCATTGGTGTCCGGCGGCGTTGCAACCATGGACGTGGCGAGGCGCGTCATCGTCGCGAGCACCGGCAACGAGTCGTCCGTCACGTTCACCGTCTACGGCACGAGCCGGGACGGCGTAACGCAGACGGACACCATCACGGGCGTCAACATCAGCACGGTTGCATCGACGCTGGACTTCAAGACGGTCACGCGGGTCGCGGCCAGTGCGGCTTGCGCCGGCAACGTGACGGCGGGGACCAACGCAACCGGATCGTCGCCGTGGATCGTTGATAACCCGTTCACGGCGTCGTGGTATCTGGCGGTGGCGGTGGCGGTGGACCCGTCGGCCGGCGCCGTCACCTATACCGTCGAGCACACCTATGACGACGTGAACCGAGCGGGAACGTCGACGGTGTTGCAGCCCGAACAGGTGTCCTTGCAGCCGCAGGGGTTCACGCCGCCCAAGGCGTGGGCCAACGCGACGCTGTCGGGCCTTTCGGCTGATGGCCAGGCGAACTATGCGAATCAACCGATCATGGCGCATCGCGTGACGGTGACGGCCGGAACCGGCAAGGTGACGATGCAGTCCATCCAGGCCGGGATCGGCCTAGTCTAAGGAGCGCGCTATGAAGATGCCGAAGATCGTTCCAGGCCGCGGCCGTCGCGCCCCTGTTGGCGCAGGTCCCGCAATGGCCATGGAGGACATGGGACCCGCGATGCGCAAGGGCGGCGGCAAGGTGGCCGGCGGCAAGTCGAAGTCCCGACCGGACAAGCGGGCGCGCGGCGGTGCGACCAGCGATCCCTTCTCGGGCGCCGGCAAGATGTCCGAGCAGTCCTTCGTCAAGAAGCAGGCGGCCGGCGGAAGCCAGGGCCAGGGCTCGGATAACGGCGGCTACCCTCGGTAGTCACGCGCGCGGGCGAGGCGCCGGATCCTATCTGATCTCGGACGCGGCGCAGCCCGCAACGCCCTGGCCAGGGTCGCACGGCACGGCCGAGGACAAATCGGCGGTGCGGCGTCGGGTCGCCCGCAGGTGTCCGGGCAGCAGGCAGTCAGCCTAGCCCGGAAGGTGGGGGCAGATGGCGACTCCGGGATATCCAAGCGGGACCTACAGCTACAGCATCACCAATGCCGGTCTGATCTACGAGGCATTCGACCGCATCCAGATGCGCGGTCCCGAACTGACCCGCCATCATTTCATCAGCGCGCGACAATCCCTGGCGATGGCGCTCATCGCGTGGTCGAACCGCGGCATCAACCTGTGGCGCATGACCGGCGGAACGATCAACCTCGCGGCCGGCCAGGAACTGTATGCGGTTCCGCCGAGCACGGTCACGTTGACCGAGGTTTGGTATAGCCAGCCCAGCGGCACGCTGACGACATACCTCACGGACGGGTATGGCAATCTGATCCTGAACAGCGAGGGCCAGCCGATCGTCACGGCTGGCGGCGACGCGGCGGGCAACAACACCACTGACCGGCTGATGTCGCCGATCACGCGCGAGCAATATGCCGCCATCCCGAACAAGTATCAGGTCGGCACGCCGACGCAGTATTGGTTTCAGCGGTTGGCACAGCCGGCGGTGACGCTGTGGCAGGTGCCATCGGTCGGCGCGCCGACCTACGTTCTGCGGTGGCTTGGCCTGCAACAGATCATGGACGCCAACGTGGCCGGCGGCGAAACGCCGAACGTGGTCAATCGCGGGATCGACGCGCTGGCGGCCGAAATGGCCTGGCGGCTGGCGGTCAAGTTTGGCGACAACGGCATGGTGCAGGCGCGCAAGGCCGATGCCAACGAAGCGTGGGAGATGTTCGCGGCCAACGACACCGAGCGCGGCCCGATGATCATGCGGCCGAACCTCGCACCATACGCGCGCATGAGGCGCTGACGTGGGCCTCGGAAACATCAACGGGAAGGCGCGGGCATCTCGGTGGAACCCGAGCGCGCAGGCTGTGTGCGACCGCTGCGGCATGCGATACCAGTTGGACGCACTGAGCGACCAGCGGGTGTGGGCCGGGATGGCGATGATCAACACCGGCTTTCTCGTTTGCCGGCGATGCATGGATGTCCCGAATGAGCAGTTTCGGACAATCATCCTGCCGCAAGATCCGGTGCCGCGCAGCAATCCGCGGCCGGACGTTCAGGCGACGCCGATCTACTATTCCGGCGCGATCGTTCCGACAGTGCCGGGCAATCAGAACTTTAATCAGTATGTCCTCGGGGCTGCCACGCCGGGCAACTATCCGACGGACGCGGACGACATCTTGGCGGCCGTCGCCGCGCTGTCGGGGGTGCCGACGCCGGAAGGTGTTGTGGAGCGGTCCGTCATTCTGTCTCCGGCCAACGCGCCGGTCGATGTCCTGTCCGATGCCGCGCGCTCTTACCTCCTGATCTACAATCCGACGCAGGTGCAGATCGCCATCAGCACTGGCACCGCGACGTGGGGCGCGCTCAACAACCTGATGATCGGGCCGGGCGAGGCGTGGTTTGCCGCGACCGACATGGGTCAGGGCGGACCGTGGCAAGGCCCGATCACTGCGGCGTCGCTGCAAGCCGGGGTGCCGCTCTACGCTTGGGAAGCTGGCGAGGGCATCTTCCCGGATGCGCTGCCGGAACTGGCGATCACTGCCAATCAGGTGAGTCGGGAAGAAGGCAACAGCGGGCCGACGGCTTTCACGTTCACTGTCACGCGAACGGGCGTGACCACAAGGGCAAGCTCGGTCAACTATGCCGTCACCAGCGCCAGCGCGAACGGCGCCGATTTTGTCGGCGGCGTGCTGCCATCCGGCGTCGTCAATTTTGCCCCGGGGGAAACCATGCAGACGATCACTATCAGCGTCACATTCAATGTCGCTGGAGACACGGCCGTTGAACCGGACGAGCCATTTACGGTCACCCTGTCCGGCCCCACGAATGCCACCATCACGATCGCAACGGCAAGTTCGACCATCCTGAACGACGATGCGCAACTGTCAATTTCCGCCGATCAGCCAAGTTTGGCGGAAGGCGATAGCGGGACGACGCCGTTCACCTTCACGGTTACCCGCACGGGCAATCTGTCGGGCACCGCCTCGGTCAATTACGAGGTGACCAGCGCCGTCGCGGTGGGTGGCGACTTCGTCGGGGGCGTCTTGCCATCTGGCACGGTCAACTTCGCCCCCGGCGATGCCACGAAGACGATCGCGATCGACGTGGCAGGCGACGTGTCGGTGGAGACGGATGAACTGTTCACCGTTACGCTGTCGGGCGCTGTGGGGGCGACGATCGGCACCGATACTGCGGTTGCAACCATCCTGAACGACGACGCGACGCTGCCGACGATCTCGATCTCCGCTGACCAGTCCAGCCAGCTCGAAGGCGCCAGTGGATCGACCGCGTTCACGTTCACGGTCATACGCAGCGGCGATCTGTCGGGGACTGCATCGGCAAATTACGCCGTCACCAGCGCGACCGCAGTTGGCGCCGATTTCGTTGGCGGGGTTCTGCCGTCCGGGACGGTCAACTTCATTGCAGGCGAAAGCAGCAAAACCATCACGATCAACGTGGCTGGTGATACCACGTTGGAGACAGATGAGGCGTTCACCGTCACCCTGTCCGGGGCCGTGGGTGCCACCATCGGGACCGCGGCGGCGAGCGCGACTATTCAGAACGACGACGCGACACTGTCCATCGCCGCAGATCAGGCGAGCAAGGCAGAAGGGAACAGCAGCCCGAACGCCTTCAACTTCTCAATTACCCGCAGCGGGTATGTGGGCGGAACGTCGTCGGTCAACTATGCCGTCACCAGCGCGGCGGCGAATGGCGCGGACTTCGTCGGGGGCGTCCTGCCGTCCGGGTCAGTCAGCTTTGCACCAGGCGAGACCGTCAAGACGATTGCGATCAATGTCGCGGGTGATACGTCGGTTGAATCCGACGAGTTGTTCACGGTCACGATGTCGGGCGCTGTGGGCGCTGTCATCAACACGGCCGCAGCGTCTTCCACCATCCTGAACGATGACATTCCGCCTCCCGTAATCTCGGTGAATGCCAACCAGGCACTTCTGTCCGAGGGCAATGTTGGCGGGACCGCCTTTACCTTTATGGTCACGCGCACGGGCGCCACGTCGGGGACGAGCTCGGTCAACTATGCGGTCACAAGTTCGGCTGCGGTTGGATCGGACTTCGTGGGTGGCGTGCTGCCGTCAGGAACGGTCAATTTCGCGCAAGGCGAGGCAGTCAAAACCATCACCGTCAACGTCTCCGGCGATACGGAGGTCGAGCTGGACGAACTGTTCACCGTCACTCTGTCCTCGCCGTCCAATGCCACGCTTGGCACTGCCACGTCCTCGTCCACGATCGCGAACGATGACATCGAGTTGCCGGTCCTGTCGATCTCCACCAATCAGGCGTCGGCCTTTGAGGGCGATAGCGGATCGACTGCATTCACGTTCACCGTCTTGCGCACCGGAAGCACGGCCGGGCCGAGTTCGGCCAGTTACACGGTCACGAGCGGGTCCGCCGTCGCGGCCGATTTCGTGGGCGGCGTGTTCCCGTCTGGCACCGTCAGCTTCACGGCTGGCGAAACCACGAAGACAATCACCGTCAACGTCGTCGGTGACACAACCGTTGAGTCCGATGAGGCGTTTACGGTTACGCTGTCGTCTCCGACGAACGCCACGCTTGGCACGGCAACGGCTGCCGCGACGATCCTGAACGACGATTCGGCCGGTCCGGGGCCGGGCGTCGGCACGATGGAAATCACAAACCCGACCGCGTCGACCGTGACGGGCGAGTATCAGATGTTCGGCTATGCGTTCCCGCGGTCTGCGGTCCCGAGCGGTCAAGCGCCGGCAGGCCTGCAAATGGACGTTACGCGGGTGTGGGACGACAATTCAGTTCGCATCGCCAAGTTCACTACGCAGGTTGCCAGCCTGGCCGCTGGCGCGACCGTCAGTTACGACATGAGCGCACTCGCCGCAGTCGGGTCATCGTCTCCGGTGGTCATCGTGCCGGCGGCGGTCAACGTCGTGGTTGAGATCGCCCTCAGTGGCGGCGGCGGAACGATAACGAAGTCCTTTGCCGATCTGCACGCGGCCACGCAGACGCGCGGCGACCTGTCATACTGGCGTCAAGGGCCGGTCGCGACCGAGCTTCGGGTTTGGCAGACTGTCTACAACTCGCTGCGCGTGATCATGGATGCCACGGTCTACGCGAACGGCTCCTACAAGGTCGAGGTCATGGTGAAGAACGACATCGCCATGCAGGCCTATGGCCAGTCGGTCACCAGCACGACTCGCATCTTGGTCGGCGGCGTCGAGGCGTTCAACACCGGATCTCTGCAACTGCGCCAGTATCAGGGCTGGCACAAGACCGTGCACTCGGGAACTGCGCCGAAGCTCCACGTCATGCACGACATCGCGGCGTTGCAGTCGACTGGCGTCATCCTCAAGTTCAACCTCAACAACCCAAGCGTCCTCGATTCGACGCGCATCAATTCCATGGCACTGCCGGGATGGCGTGCGCCGCTGGCCGACAACGGCGTGTATCGCTCAATGCCGGATACCGGCGGCCGGATTGACATCGGCCCGACTACGCTGCCCAACGCGGTGTGGCTCATGCGCCAGACGCCGGAGACCAAAGAGTATGCGATGGGCCAGTGCGAAGCGTCGTTTGCGGTCCCGTGGAACTATGTAGACACGACGGGCAAGCCGCTGATGCTGGGCATTAACGTCAGCGGGTCCTTCTGGACAGACGGGCGCGGCTCGCCAACCCTGACGCAGGGACCCGATTATGCGGGAACCGGATGGTTGCCGGATGCCAGTCATCAGCCAAATTTGGCCTACCATGCCGCGCTGTTGACGGGCGAGCGCTGGTGTCTGGATCAGTTGCAGATACAGGCGGCGTGGGCGATCGCGTGCGTCTGGCCCGATCCGCGCGGGTATGATCAGGGCTTGGTCCTGGGATGGTTTGACCCAGTGCGTCAGAAGGCGTGGTCGCTGCGCGAGGTGGCCGGGGCTGCGCTACTCAGCCCGGACGGCACGACAGAGGGCACTTACTTCCGCCAGATCGTCGCCAACAACATGAGCTACACGCTCACGCAACTCGCGACATGGACGACGCAGCAAGGCCAGCCATACGGCTGGATGATCGGCGACTATGGCACCGCTGGCGTGATCGCTCCGTGGCAGCAAGACTATCTATATTCGTCCATGACGATGTGCATCAATCTCGGGTTTACCGGAGCGCGCACCATTCGAGACTGGACCGACAATTACCAGATCGGCCGCCATCTCAGCCTGCCTCCGGAAAAGGCGAGCGTCTACAACATGCCGATCCGGCCGAACAACAATCCGGTGCAGACGTGGGCGGCGTTGAGCACGCTCATGGATACGACGTGGTCGTGGACGATGTCGTCCGGTCGCTACCCCGGAATTTCCTATGGGATATGCCTATGCCTGACGGACAATCCGAGCGCGACTGCGGCGATCGCATCCATAACCGGGGCATTCGGGGATGCCGGGACCATCTCGACGGAAATGAACTCTGCCGCGATGGACTCTCAGCCGCACTTCGATATGCGCCCGCCGATCGTATGATGATGGAGCGTCGGAATGACCTATAACGAACTGAAGTTGACGGTCATCATCGCGCTGTCGCAGGCGCCGTATCCCTACGATACGGTCATTCCTGATTTCGAGGTTCTGTTTCCGCAGGCGGTCCAGTATGCCGAATACCGGATCTATCGCGACATCGTGCCGCTGTGCATGCGGTCGTCGTCTTCCTCGGTGACCACACTCGCCGCGACGCGCGAGTTTGATCTGTCCGCGACGAACGTCATCGTGGTCGAGGGCGTCTCGCTGATCGACCCGGCGGGATCGCCATCGGCCGGCACGCGGTATCCCTACGATATGGTGTCGCTCGATATGATCGACGTGGTTTGGCCGGTTGAGTCCTCGGTGCTGTCGCCATCGGCGGCTGACTACATCGGCCGCTGGTGTGCGATGAAGTCGAATACGGCAGTCGTCCTTGCGCCGACGCCAGACGCCATTTACTCGATCGAGGTCACGGGCCTGTTCCAGCCGGCGCCGTTGTCGGACAGCAACCAGAATACCTACTTGGCGACGACGTATCCCGACCTGATGCAAGCCGCGTGCATGGTGTTCCTGTCTGGCTACTTGCAGAAGAATTACGCGGCGACGGCGGGCTTGCCCGAACAGGCGGCGACCTTCGAGACGCAGTATGGCGCGCTGATGGCGACCGCGCGCGAACAGGAACAGCGCATCAGGTCGCAGGGGCCGGGCTGGTCGGCGTTCACGGCGGCGCCGCTCACAGGCAGGCAGCGCCCCTGATGGCTTACGTTCCGCGACCGCTCAAGATCATCCCCGGCGTCAACATCCAATCGACGCCGCTGCAAACTCAGCTTGGGCTGCAATCCAGCCAGTTGATTCGGCACAAGCTCGGGCAGGTGCAGAAGTATGGCGGGTCGGTCCCGCTCTCCACGACGACGTTCTCGGGCACAGCAACCGCGCTGATGCCGTGGGCTGATCTGGATGGCAACTCTTACATCGCCATCGGGACCGATACCTCGTTGGAGGTCTACACCAACGGCAGCGTCACCTCGATCATGCCGTGGGAGCATGTATCCGACCTTGCCGCCGCGTTCACGGTCGGGATCGGATCGTCGCAGGTCCAGATTGACGACGCTGGGTTTACCCCGGTTCTCGGGCAGACGATCGACATCCAGAACCTGACCTACGTTGGAAGCATCGGCCTGCAGGGGCCTTACGAGGTCATCAGCGTCGGCGTCGGCAACTACGTGATCGAGGCGCGGCAGGTTTCGACTGCGGCAACTGTCCTCGGCGGGACGGCGGTGCAGTTCACCACGTCGATCGGCCTGCCCGCGGTCACGATCACGGCCGGCGGCTATACGTGGCTCGACTATCAGACATATCGCGTCGGCGTTCCGACTGCGGTCGGCGGGATCACGTTCTCGGGCAGTTACACCGTCCGCGTCACGGTTGGTCCGGTGAACACGATCACGGCCGGATCCAATGCTTCGTCATCGACATCCGCGAGCGAAAACGGCGGACTGACGAAGGTCGCCTATCTGGAAGTCGTGCCGCTGCCGGGCGGCACCAGCGGCCTTTATGGCGCGGGCCTCTATGGCGCCGGCCTCTACGGCGTCGGAACGCCTGGGTCATCGTCAGGCACGAATTGGTCTCTGGCGCAGTGGGGCGAGACCTTGCTTGCGCTCTATACCGGCGGCCCGCTTTACGAGTGGACTCCGCCGGTCGCAGCGGCCAACGTCGCGGGTGTCGTGGCTGGATCGCCAGTGGTGGCGAATGGCGTTGTCGTCGCAGCGCCGCAGCAACAGGCGATTTTGTGGGGCGCCTACAGCACGACGCTGGCGCGGCAGGACGCGCTTCTCATTCGCTGGTGCGACGTTGGCGATCTGAACGATTGGACGGCATCGACCACGAATCAGGCCGGCAGTTTCCGGCTGTCGTCGGGATCTCGGATCATCGCTATCCGGTGGTTCGGCCTCAATGGCCTGATTTGGACGGACACCGATCTGTGGTCGATGACTTACGTTGGCTTTCCGGATGTCTATGGCTTCAACAAGATTGGCGAGAATTGCGGACTGGTGGCGCAGCGGGCGCTTGGCGTGAGCGGAACGCAAGTCATGTGGCTGTCGCTCAACGAGTTCTTCGTATATCGCGGCGGCCAGGTGTCGGTCGTTCCCTGCGACGTGCACGACTTCATCTTCAACAACATCGATTGGACGCAACCGGCCTCGATCTTCTGCGCTGAAAATGCGTCGAGCAACGAGCTTGCGTGGTGGTTCCCGGAAACCGGATCAAGCGGCGCATGCACCGCTTACGTGAAAATCAACGTCGTCGAGGGGTTCTGGGATTTCGGGCAAAATGGCCTGTCGCTCTCGGCGTGGGCGGATCAAAGCATCGTCGGGCAACCGATCGGCGCCGACTACACGGGCATCATCCAGCAGTTCGAGCGCGCGAACGACTTCAACGGCGCCAACTATCAGTCCGGGTTTGACACTGGATGGTTCACGCTGGACGACGCGCAGGAGATGATCTTCCTTGAACGGATGCGGCCCGACCTGACGTTAAGCACGGGCGGCAGTGTGCAGTTCACGATCACGGTCTGTGACGAGTTCCAGGCAACCGCCAATCCGGCCTATCCGACCCGGACCTATGGGCCGTATCTGGTGACGGCGACGACGCCGTATTTCATCGTTCGGGCGCGCGGGCGGTATTTCCAGTTGTCCATGCGTGAGGTCGCGGCGGGCACGTTCTGGCGCATCGGGCAGCCGGTGGCGCTGATACAGAGGGATGGCCACTGATGAGCATTCCGCTCGGGCGCGTCGAGGTTGCCGGCATCAGCGATATGCTTGCCGGGCTGATGCAAATCCAGCGCCAACTCGCCAACATCACGGAAAGCCTGACCAACAGCTATATCTCGTTGGCCGGGACCAACGTGTTCACCGGGCAAGCGACGTTCACCTTGCCGCCCAACGTCGGGGCCGGCGCGCTGGGTGCGACGACGTTTCAGCCGATGGGCCTCGTGTCCAAGCAGTATTCGGCGGCTGGTGTCGGCAACGGGGCGGACCTGACCGACGACACGCTGTTTAGCTACACCTTGCCGGCGAACGCGATGGACGCGAACGGGCGCACCGTGATCATCGACGCGTTCGGCAAGTTCGCGGCGAACGGCAACAACAAGACCGTGAAGCTGTGGTTCGGAACCTCGCTGGTGTTCTCGTCTGGCGTTCTGACCAACAACAACGTCGGATGGGCGGCCCGGCTGATCGTCGGGCGCACTGGCGCGGCGACGCAGATCGGGCAGGGAACGGGCATGGCGGGGTCTACGCCGTTCCCGGTTCCGATCCCGCCGGCAGGCACCGAGACGCTATCGGGCGCGGTTGTGATCAAGGTCACAGGTGCCAGCCCAACGACGGGCGCTGCAAGTGATGTCGTCGGGAACGGAATGTTGATAACCTTCGCGGATTGACGCTACACGCGAAGTCAGGAGGGCCGATGCCGCTCGTCCAATCCGCCGCACGCGACGCCGTCGGTCGCAACATCCGCACCCTGCGCCACGAAGGGCGTCCGGAGAATCAGGCCGTCGCCATCGCTCTGGACATCCAGCGGCGGAACCGTGCGCAGGGCGGGATCGCTGGGTCACCGGACGCTGGCGGCGTTGCCGGTCACGCGGTCGGATACCTGCGGGGCGGCACGCCTGGCCGGGCGGACAAGATCAGGACGACAGCGCCGGCCAATGCCTACGTGATCCCGGCCGATGTGGTCTCGGGCTTGGGCGAGGGCAACAGCGACGCGGGCGCGCGCAAGATCGAGGAAATGATCAGGGCAAAGCGCGCAAGCCGCGCGGCCGTCGGCGCTGTCCCGACGCACGGCACGCCGGTCCTGCTGTCCCATGGCGAATACGTGGTAGCTCCTGTCGATGTGATCCGGTTCGGCAACGGCGACCTGCGCGCGGGCCTGCGATGGTTCGATGCGTGGGTCGTGGCGCAGCGCCGGAAGCTGATCAAGAAACTGCGCAACCTTCCCGGTCCGGTGAAAACGCGATGAACCACATGACGACACACCAGCCCGCTCCGGCGGGCGTAACGCTGCCTGATGGGGCGCTGGTCCTGCTGCCCGATCAACTGGCGACGTTTGGCGACGGCGATCCCGCGCGCGGGCGCCGGTTCCTGCGGCGCATGCTCGGGGCGATGAAAGAGCCGCGTATCTACAACGGCCCGGCGGAGCGGCCGATGTCGGTTGTCGTCGCCAGTCCTGACGATGAGCAAGCGGCCTTCGACCTGCTGATGCTGGACCTGCACGAATATGCGGATCGGATCGCGCTGATCGACGCAGATCGGGTGCGGGCGCACGTCGAGGCCGGCACGAGGCGGCGCGGGGCGGTATGCGGCATCGTAAAGTCGGCGGATGGTGTCGTGGCCGGCGTGACGCTGCTGGTGCCGATGCAATGGTGGTGGTCGCAGGAATGGTTCCTGCACGAGGTCGTGACTTACGTGCACCCTGACCATCGGCGGTCAAACCATGTGGACGAGCTTCTGGCGTTTCAGAAGTGGGTGGCTGACACTTGGACGAAGCAGTTCGGATATCGGGTCTACTTGCAGACGGGTATCCTGAGCGCGCGTCGGGTGTGGGAGAAGATCGCGCTGTATCGGCGCAAGTTCTGGCAGGCGGGGATTGTGTGCATCTACCCGCGCCCGTCGGTAGGGGGTGATCCATGAGCGGTGGCGGAACCACGACATCAGTCCAGAATAACCAGCCTCCGCAGCAGTTCCTTGACGCCTATTCGCAGGTGATGGGGCGGGCGCAAAACGTCGCCAATACGCCCTATCAGGCATATCCCGGTCAGACGGTTGCCGGGTTCTCCCCCGACCAGATCCAAGCAATGGACATCGTGCGCGGGTCGCAGGGGATGTCGGCGCCCTACATCAACTCCGCCGCTGATTCGTTTGCCAGGTCGCAGGCGCCATTGACCAGCGGCGTAAGCATGATCCCGGCAAACGAACAGCGCATGATGTATGGCGCGGGAATCGACAACCTGAACGCGGCGGCTGGGCCGGCTGTCTCGGACCTTGCACTGTCTGGCGGGCAGGGCATCGTCAATGCGGCCAACTCCGGGGCCGGTGGCATCTATGGCGCGACCGGGCGCGGCGTGCGGGACATCCAGCGGGCCTCGGCATCGTTCACGCCGGGCGGGATCGCGGACTGGTATTCGCCGTTCCAACAGTCCGTAATGGACACGGCGGCCGATCAGATGGCGCACCTGAACGAACAGCAGCGTCAAGGCATCGTCGGCAACTCGATCTCGCGCGGGTCCTGGGGTGGCGATCGCTCCGCCGTGGCCGAGGCGTTGCTTGCCGGCGAACAGCAGCGCGCGCAGGCGCCGGTCCTGGCGCAGTTGGCGAATAGCGGCTTCAACAGTGCCGCCGGTCTGGCGGCGCAGCGGGCCAACATGCTGCAACAGGGCGCGACGGCGGCCGGCAATCTCGGCTTGCAGGGCGCCACGTCGGCGGGAGGCTTGGGTGTCCAGGGTGCCACGTCGGGCAACAACCTGGCAGTGCAAGGCGCGGCGACGCGGGCTGGGCTACAGAACTCGGTCGGTAGCCAGCTCTTGCAGCAGCTTTTGGCGCAGCAGCAGTTGGGCATCGGGACGAACAAGGCGCAAGCCGACTTGGCGCAGCAGGCCGGCTACGGCATGGCGGGGCTCGGGCGCGAGGCGTTGAACTCGACCTTGACCGGCGCACAGGCTCTCAGCGCCACCGGAGCGCAGCAGCAGCAGCAGGCGCAGGCAAACCTCAACGTCCCGTATCAGCAGTTCCTTGCCGCGCAGCAATATCCGTTCCAGACGACGGGGTGGTTGGCAAACATCGGCTCGGGCCTGGGCAGCGCGAGCGGCGGCACCAGCACCACGTCGCAGCCGGCGCCAAGCGCGCTGTCGCAGGTGGCCGGCTTGGGTATGACGGGCGCGGGCATCATCGGGGCGACCGGCGGCTTCGGTGCGAATGGGTGGCTGTCCAACCTATTCGCGCGTGGCGGCGGCGTTCCGCACCGGGCGTCGGGCGGTCCGTTGGATCATCTCGGCATCGCCGCGCTGTCGGGTGCCATGCCTGATGATGCCCCGACGCCGGGCGGGATCGGCGCCTATGCCGACGAATCGCCGTGGTCGATGCCGGATGCGGGCGAATCCATTGTGCCGCAGGGATCGCCGCCTGGCCGGTCTTCGTTCCTGAAGCGTTCGTATGGGCAGACGGCGACGTCGCAGACGGATTCGGGAATCCTCGGCGCGTTGGGGCCGCTGGCGACTGTGGCCAAAATAGCCACTCTGGCGCTTCGTCATGGCGGCGGGATCACGGGCATGGGCGATGTCCCGCGCCGCGCGATCGGCGGTATCGCCGGCAACGACAACTATGATGCGGTGTCTGTCCCGCATTTGCAGACGGCCAACGGGTCGCCGTTCGTGTCGATGGTTGACGCGCCGGGGATGTCGGGCATGCAGGTGCCACACATCGCGCTGTCGCCGCTGGATGCGGTCAGCCTGGGCCTGTCGTCGTCCGGTGGCAGTCGTGGGCTGCAAGACTACCTCAGCCAAACAGCGGCCGGCGCCTACCATGGCGCGCCTGCGGTCTACGTGCCGCCTCCGCCGGCTGTGCCGTCGCTGCCTGCGTTCGACAACTCGGCGGCGTCCGATGCGGCGGAACAAGCCCGGATGCGTGCCGATGCCATGGCGTTCCTTGGCGGCGGCAGCGAGGGCAACGGCGGCGACATGGGCGGCGGCGGGATTGAGGCGGCCGACATGGGCGGCATGGGCGACATGAGCAGCGGCGTGGGTGCGACCGCAGGCATGGACGCCGGCACGCAGGGCATGGACGCCGTAGGCGGCATGGATGGGATGGAAGGCACCGAGGCAGCCGACAGCGGGCCGGATGGGGCCGAGGCATCGGCCGGTGCGGACGCAGGTGACAGCGGCGAATCTGGCGGCGGTGGCGGCTCTGACAGCGAAGGCGGCGAAGGCGGCGGAGAGGGTGAGGGCGCGGGCGCGAGGGGCGGCGGCATCGCTGGCTTGCCGCATCGCCGCGCTGATGGCGGACCTGCGGACGATGAGGCGCCGGTTCCCGATGATGCGTCCGATCCGCTGTTCTTGGCCTACTCCAACTCGCTGCCGACGCCGCCGATCCCGCCTAGTGGCAACGACGAAACGCCGCCGATCCCGCCGGGTCAAGGTGGCGGCCGGAACAATGACGACGACAAGGCGCGGCTCGATCCGTGGAAGATGCTGCTGTATTCCGGCCTCGGTGTCATGGGCGGAACGTCCCCCAATGCCGGCGTGAACATCGGTCGAGGCGCGGCGACCGGGCTGCAACTGGCGCAGCGCGATTCCGATCGCGAGGAATTGGCGCGGTATCGCCGGAAGCAGGCGGACACCACTGCCGCGTATCGGGCTGGCATGTTGAGCGTCAATCAACAGAAGGCGGACACGCAGGGCGATGTCGCGTCGCAGCGCATCAATCTGATGCAGGCGCAGGCGACGGCGGCGCTGGCAAGGGCGACGCACGCGGCCGGGTCTCATGCGACCGATGGTGACATCAAGTCGCAGGCGATCCGCGATCTGTTGGGCCAGGAAAATCCGGAAACCGGCAAGGCATACACGCGAGCCGAGGCGTATCGGTTCATCTCGGGGGTCGCGGGTCGGGAAGCCGCAGCCGAACGGCGGAACAATCGTGCGGATGAAGCGGCTGATGCAGCCAACACCCGCGCAAACGATATGGCCGAGTATCGCAAGCAAATGCTGGCGCTGCGTGCAACGGGGATGGGCGAAGCCAACGCGCGAGCGATCCTGAACGGTGCCACAAACCTGATGCGGTCCGACGTGACGGGCAAACTGACCTGGGACCAAGCCATGCAGCAAGCAAAGGCTGGTCTGGCCACGGCCGGTGGCACAGTGCAGGCGCCCGGTGGCGGCAATCCGACGCCGCGCGCGCAGTCCGCGGCACCGGCTGCAACGCCGAGTATCAAGCTGAACGACGCAGAAAAGGCACAGGCGCTACAGGACGCGCGGGCCGCGATTGCCAAGGGCAAGGATCGGAACGCCGTGATACAGTTGCTCCGGTCTCATGGCATTGATCCTGCGGGGTTGTAATGGCGCTGGATTTCGACAGCCTGCCCGACGCTGCTACCGCGGCGCCGGCCGATCAATCGTCTGCGGCCGCGCCCGCCGAAGGTATGCAACGGCTGTCGTTCGATGCGCTGCCAGACATACAGCAAGGCACTGCGGCCGCGCTCGGTAACGCTGCGATGCAGGGCTTGCTTGGCGGGACCGGGCAGGCGATCTCGGGCACCGGCCGCACGCTACAGACGGCGGAGCGCAACACAACGTCGGGCGTCCTGTCGGCGCTGGACCAGATCGACCAGGGCATACCCATCGAAAAGGTGATGGGGCCGCTGCCTCAGATGCAGAAGGGCATGATCGCGGCCTATCTGCGGGCGGACGAAGCCGGCCGGGCGCGCATGCGGCAGCAGTTTCAATCGGCCATGTCGCCAGATCCGGGGACGCTGCAACGCGCGGGGGAGCACGTTGGAGAGGTTGGCGAACGGTTTCAGGTGGCGCCCGGTAACGAGGGAATCGCGACCGGCGCGGCGCGGCTGGTCGGCGGTATCGGCCCGCTGGTGGCTGGCGCGGCCGGCGCGACTGTCGCTGGTGGCCCGGTCGCGGGCGGCATGACGCTATTCAGCACGGCATTCTCGCAGGCATACGATCAGACAATGCGGGACGCGCTGGCGCGAGGTGCGTCAACCGAGGATGCGGAGAAGGCGGCTGGCATCAACGCCACGTTGCAGACTGCCGTCATGGGCGTTCCGCTGGGCCGGCTGATTCAGAATGTGCCGGCGCCGCTGCGTGATGGTGCGGTCAAAACGCTGGTCAACCTCGGCAAGCACGGGGTCGAGTTCGGCAGCTTCAACGCGCTGGCACGGTTCTTGAACAACTACGTGATGCGGGAAACCGTCGACCCCAACCAGCCGTTGACCGAAGGCGTCGGAACGGCGATGGCCGAGGGGGCGCTGGCGGGCATCGTGATCCCGGCCGGTTCGGGTGGCGTCCGCTGGGCCGCTGATCGGACGCGGCGTGCGCTTGAACCGAACGCGTCGGCGGAGATGCGCGGTGCGTTCAATGCGATGGAAGGTGCCGGCCGTGCGGCGGCTGAGGCGCCTCCTGACGCGATGCCGGTCGATCCCATGGGCAACCCGACAGGAGCCGCGCCAGTCGTGCCACCGGCTGCGGCAGAGCCGGCGCCCGCGCCACAACGGCCGCCCGGCATGCCGCCGTCCACTGCGAATGAAACGGTCAATCGGGTGGGTCCTGATGCGGTGGCGGAGGCGCCAGTCCCGGTCGAGGCTGCCGCGCCTGTTGAGCCGCCCGCACCAGCGCCGCAGCCGCCGCGCATCCGGACGATCGAGCAAATCCAGGCCGAGGACGGCGTTGGACCGAAGAAGGCGGCCGAAATTCAGGGCGAGGAAATCGCGGCATTCGGGCGCCCTGTGACGGCGGAGGAAGTGGCCGCGCGCAAGGCTGGCGTCGAGACTGCGCCGGCCCGCGCGCGTGAGCCGGAACCGGCCCTCGAGGAACCTGCCGCGCCTCCGGATGCGGCGGAACAGCCGATGCGCCGGCTGAATTTCGATGACATCCAGCCAGAAGCGGAACCGGGCCCAAGCGCGGGTGTCCCGCCGGCTCCGGATCTGGCGCCCGATGCGGCGATCGGAACGCGGCCGATGCCGACTGCGGTGGACATGGCGGGTGCCGGCCGTCCTCCATCAAAGCCGATGGATGCGGTCAGCTACCTCATCCAGCACGGGGGCATCAAAGATCCAGGTGGCGACATCGCGGCGATGGGCGGTGGCGCATATCACCATCGGCAGGCTGGGCGCCTGATCAACAACCGGAACGGACTGGCGCCGGACCACGCGCGGGAAGTGCTGCGCGACGCCGGGTATCTGCCGGAAAGCGCCGACATCAACGCCGTTCACGATCTGATTGCCGAACACCTATCCGGGCGGCCGCGCTACCCGGACGAGTATGCCGCCGAGGCGCGGGAATGGGAGCTAGGCCAGCAGGCAATCCGCGAGCGAGAGCGTTCGGCCGAAGCGCTGGACCAGGTCAGGGCGGCGGCGGATGAGGCTGAGACTCCGCTGACCGTGGCGGAGATGGAGCACGCGGCCCGGCTGATTGTGGAAGGCACGCCTACCGTCGACGCTGTGCAAGAGGCGATCCGCGTCGGAGACATTGAGCGGCAGAATGCCTACAACGAAGCGCGCGGCATGCTGTCCAAGCGCGAGCAAGCGGCCGCGGACAAGGCCGGCGAGGGCGCACCGAGCGAACCGGCGGCGGACGCACGGCGCAGGCTGGCGACCGTCATGCAAGCGGCCATGCGGTATGTCGGCCTGCCGTCTGGCGTGGGCCTGCGGCTGGTGTCTCGGTTGGCTGACACGGCCGGCAACCCGGTCGATGCTGCCTACTGGAACAAGGTTCTGACGTTCGCGATCGACACGGCCAAGGCGCGCGGTCCGCAGGCGGTCCCGCAAAAGTGGATGCACGAGGTCATTCACGGACTGATGGACCCAGCCGTTGGGGTGCTGACGCCGAACCAGCGGGCCGCGCTCCTGGCGGCTGGCGAGCGGTGGTTGAAGCAGGGCGACAACCGGGCAACGCTGGAAGAACTGGGCTACACGCGCGAGCAGATGGCCGAGGAAGGCGTTGCGCACTATGTCGAGGACGTGGTGGCTCGGTCGCGCGACAAGGGCACCATTTTGCAGCGTGGCGCCGATCTGTTGCGCCGATCGGCCGATGCGGTGGGCAATGGACTGCGCGGCCAGGGGTTCACCAGCGGCGACGCGGTGCTGCGCGACATCATGCACGGACGGGTGCGCGGGCAGGAGACGCAGGCAGGCGTGCGACCGGCTCCGCCGCAGGAAAGCCGCCGTCCGCCCACTCCGCCGAAATCTGGCGCCGATCTGTTCGGCCGCGAGGCGCCGCAGCGCGAGGAACGAAAGGCGCCGGAACCGCTGATCCGCACCGATCTGCGCCAGGCGGTCATGCCCGGCATGGAACCGTCGGCGGTTCAAGCGCAGGCAGCGCGGGATCAGTCGGGGCGTGGCGCACTGACGGCGAAGGCTGACCAGAGGCCGGCGGATGAGGGGTTGTTCGCGCCGAAGGATGCGGGGAGCGGCCAGTTGTTTTCCAAGCGCGAGGACGCGCCGAAAACGCCAACCGAAGCCACCCGCCGCATCCTGGCGATTCCCGGCATCGGCCGCGCGCTGAGTGTGATCGCTGATGCGTCGATGAACGCCGGCCACATCGCGCAGATGATGGTCGCGCCCATGGCCGAGGGATCGGTCGTTGCCCGCGCGCAGGCCAAGGACTGGGCCAACGCGACACGGCTTGCGGCGTGGGAAGGCGCCAAGATCGTTGAGTGGTTGAAGAAGTCCTACACGCCGGAGCAGCGCGCGGATATGTGGTCGGCGGCGGACCGGGAGTCGGTCATGCGGCAGACGGGCGAGATTGAGCCGGGCAACGGGCTGGACGCGCTGCCCGCGCCGGTTCGGTCTGTCGTGGAAAGCCTGCAACAGACGGCGGACGCCGCCTACGAACAGGCGCGCGCGGCGGGCATGGTGCACGGCGAGGGGTTGCCGTCCTACGTCCCGCGCATGGTGGTCGAGATGGTCGACGGCCGGGCCGTGCCGATCCGCGGCGAGCGCGCGCGGAACCTGCCGGGCACGATGGAGACCATGAGCACGTCGACGCCGCAGTTGCGTCACCGCGAGCATCTGACGGTCGAGGAAACCGAAGCGGCGGCGCGGGCGGCGCTGGACAATCCCAACGCGACCGTCCTGCGTGATATTGCCACCCTGCCGATCGCAACCGCGAAGTTGCAGGTCGCCATTGCGGGCCGGCGCCTGATGAACGCAATCCGCGAGGCGGGACGGCGCAGCGGTGAGCCTCTCGTCGTGGAAGGCGCGGAGCCGCAGGACGGCCATAAGTGGTTCACCATCCGCGAAAACCCGGCCTTCTGGACCTATCGCGTCAAGACGGACGAAGGCGGCAAGACGGTGGTCGAGCGGACGCCGCTGTTTGTGCGCGGCGATTACGAGGGACCGCTGCGCGCGATCCTTGAAAACAGGTCGGGCGGCGAGAGTGGCGCCGGCAGGGTCTACAAGGGGATGATGATGCTCAAGGGGCGCATCATGACCGGGATCATGTGGGGCGCCGTCCACGCTGGCGTGATCGCCGGCCGCGTCATTCCGAAATCGCCCAACCTCGTCCGGCTGTATCGCGAGGGGTCGATCGCGAAGAACGATCCCGAAGTGATGCGGCGGTTCATCGAATCCGGCGGCGTGCCGATCGGGCACAACTACGGCTGGCAGGAGATTTCCGGCCTGGTGAACGAGGGCGTTCCGACCGATCGCTACCTGTCGTCCTTGGCCGCGCGCTGGATACTGCACCCGATATCGCCCAAGGCAGGCGAGAAGGTCGCGAGCGCGTTGGATCGGGCCAACGATTTTGTCCACAACACGTTGGTATGGGACACCATCGGGACGTGGCAAGCCGGTATGTTCCGCCAGATCGAGCGGGCCGAGACCGCGAAAGGCACTGATCCGCAGACTGCGGCCAGGATTGCGGCGCATCTGGCGAACCGGCTGGCGGGCGCGATGCCTCCCGAGGCTATGTCGGCGTTCGCGCAGAAGGCGGCAAACCTTTTGCTGTTCTCCCGATCCTATCGCATGGGCGGCCTTGGGCAGATCAAGGACACGTTTACGGGCCTGCCGCGTGACGTGCTGTCGCAGATCGAGCGCGACCAAGGTCCCAAGGTGGCGGACAACGCGGCGGAGCGCGCACGGCGTATTGCGACATCAGTGCTGATCGCGGATCTCGGCCTCTATGCTCTTGGCAACTCGCTGCTGCAAAGCGGGGCGAATGTCATGCTGGGCGATGCCTCGGTTGGCGACGAAGCGAAGGGCTACCTGCGCCGGATGATCGACACCGGGGAGGATTTGCTCAAGCACCCGTGGCAGATCGTCAATCCGTTCTGGCTGCTGGACATCCCCGAGCGACTGTCGGCAACGTCGGACAATGAGCCGGGCAAGCACACGCGCATCATGATCGGGCGGCAAGAGGACGGGACCGCGATCTACCTGCGCAACCCGACCGGCAAGTTTGCCGAGGACATCTTCGACTACATCCAACGCCCGGCGGAAACGCTGCGGCGGATCACGTCGCCGTTCGTGCGCCTCGGAACTGGCATCCTGGGCAACACCCGCGGCCTGGGCCGGTCGGTCTATGACCCGTATGCCGGCCTGTCGGAATCGTTCCTGCAAAACGCATGGGACATCGCCAAGTTTGTTGTCGAGGGGACGACGCCGTTCACGTCCCTGATCGAGCCAACGGGCGACCTGATCAAGAGCGCGGCAGGCCAGCCGGCGGGCGCGTCACCGGCGATGAGCCTTGCCAAGATCGGCGGATCGGCGGTCGGCTTGACCATCTCGAAAGGCTACCCGGGCGGCCCGGCAAAGGGCGAGATCGCGGCGGCGCGGCGTGGCGCGGAGTTCGCCTTGCAACGGGCGATGCCTGATATCCGGGCCAAGATCAAAGCAGACGACATCGAGGGCGCGCGGTCGATCATGAACGAACTGCACATCCCGGCCGAACAGCAGAGGTCGATCATCGCTGGCACGGTCAACCCGCAGCGGATCACAGCGGGGTCGGCGCGGCGCTTCCGCATGATGGCGTCGCCCGAGGCTCAAGATCGGTTCGACCGCCAGCGGGGCGTTGCTCCGTAGTATCGTTGTCCTACCTCCCCTTGTTCTGATAGGGTTCCGCTGCCTGGCGGTCCGTCATGGCGGCAACCTGAGCCGGTTCCCGGCGTGCACCATGGGGTTGAACCATGCGGATCGCTTTCGCGCTCGT